CAAATGATTTAACATTCTCATCAAAGAGTAAAGATGCTATAATACTAGACAATAAGCCAACACTTACTGTTGAAGATAATCTAGTTGGTTATAATTATAAGATATCAGATACTGAAGTGAATTACGGATATATCACGGTTTCGTCTACCCGTATAGATATTACGACTGACAAGATAACAAAAGGAATGGCAGAGTTTATTTTAGAAAAACAATTACGAAACATTGGTAACGTATTAGAGAAGTTTATTAAAGTAAAAATATCACAACCACACTATGATGCTTTGTTGTATCACTTCTTTAATGAAGGAATTAGTACCATAGAAAACAGTTCTATTGTTAAACTTATAAATGCACAAGACTGGTATTCAGTGACGGATGAAATTCAAAAAAATATAACGAAAAATGGCAAAGTAGATGATAAGTTGGCTCAACAGAGAACAAAAACTGCTAAGATGTTTAGTTTCGTGCCTGGATTCTCTTAACGACTCGCTATAACCTTATCTGCTAAACCAAAAGCAACAGTTTCTTCTGCTGACAAATAATTATCACGTTCCATCGCCGCAGTCAATTCATCAAATTTCTTTCCAGCAGAATTATGATTCACATAGATTTGAGTCAATCTTTCTTTCATTTTCATCATCTCATCAACTTGAATCTTCATATCAGTTGCTTGGCCACCAGCACCACCACTTGGTTGATGAATCATTGTTCGGCTATTCGGTAACACATGTCGTTTACCTTTAGCACCGGCTTGTGCAAGTAATGAACCCATACTACATGCTTGTCCCATCACTGTGGTTGCTACTGGAGAAGAGATAAACTGCATTGTGTCATATATTGCCATGCCTGATGTTACTGTTCCACCAGGTGAATTGATATAAAAATGAATATCCTTGTCTGGATTCTCTGCTTCTAAGAACAATAATTGGGCACAGATTAAATCTGCCTGATAATCATTGACCTCACTGGTCAAAAATATTACTCGTTCTTTTAATAAACGAGAGAAAATATCGTAACTTCGTTCTCCGTTTGCTGTTTGGTCAACGACCATTGGTACTAAGTTTGGCATAAAGTATTCCTTATTATGATGAAATTCTAGTATTATTTATGTTCTATAATAACATTATTATTCCAGTTTGTCAATTAAATACGAATATTAAGTGGAGATAAATACATTTAAGAAATAAACTACAGAGAAAATAAAGTTATGCCACTATTCGCAGGTTTTAGTACCAAAAATAAAAACGCAATAAATCACGAGTTAACCGACAAGGATTTAGTAATTGAAGACCTTATGAATCATATCATGACCCGTAAAGGTGAACGAGTAATGTTGCCTACATATGGGTCAATTATACATGATATGTTATTTGAGCCGCTAACTGAAGAAACAACTGAGTTGATTGAAGAAGATTTAACAGATATTATAAACGATGATCCGAGATGTAACTTTGTTAGTATTGAAATCACAGACTCTGACCACACAATAAACGCTATGTTGAGACTTGAAATACTGCCATCAAATGAGCCAGTAGAATTAAGTATTGATTTAGATAGAGAATAATAGAGAGAATAACATGAGCCAAGAACGTACAGACAATCTATTTGCAAGTGAGAGTTGGACAGCAGTATATACTGCATTCACCAACGTTAGTCTCAAAGCATATGATTTTGACACAATTAGAGAAGCCTTACTATCATATACAGCCCAGACTTATCCTGATAAATTTAATGACTTTATTGCAAGTTCAGAATTTATCGCAATTTTAGACTTAGTTGCGTATCTAGGACACAGTCTATCATATCGTTTAGATATGAATACCCGAGAAAACTTCATGGACACTGCTGAACGCAGAGCAAGTATTCTACAAATGGCAAAAACATTAGGTTATAATAAAACTAGACCAATTAATGCAAAAGGCTTTATGAAGATTACTAGTTTGTCAACTGACGAGAACGTGTATGACAACTTGGGTGTCACTCTTGCAGGCAAGAGTATCAACTGGAACGATAGCAATGATATAGATTGGTATGAAAACTTTATCAGTGTTTTAAATTCTGCTTTTTCAAGCACTACTAAAATTCAGAATCCTACATCTACATTAACAGTTGCAGATGTAGAGCATTCATTGTATGAAATAAATGAAGACAGCGAAACAAAAAGTGTGAATTACTCATTCTCTGCAAACGTTGATGGGAAAAGTAGAAACTTTGAAGCGGTTCGTGTATTACTAGACACCGTTAATGCAAGAATAGAAGAAGATGAGCCAAAACTGGATAACAACTTTACGATTATTAATCGAAACGACAATTTGGGTTCTGCTAGTGATAGAACTGGATTCTTTGTTTATGCAGTTGCGGGCGTATTAGGATTTGAAGACTTCACTTATAATATTCAAGTTTCAAACAGAATACAACGAGTAAATGCAATCAATATATCGAATTCTGATGTATGGATACAGAAGATAGATTCAAATAGAGGTTACGTATCAAGTGTAACAAAAGTAGATAACGAAACGAGAGAAACAGCAATCTATAATAGTTTACGAACTGGTTCTGGAGATATCGTAAGTATAAATTCCGCTGACAATAATACAATCGAACTACATTATCCAGATGGTGTGTTTGGTAACGCGGCATATGGCAACTACAGAGCATGGTATAGAATAGCAGATAATGATAATTTTTCTGTAAATGCTAATGATATTTCTAATACAACTATAACAGTTCCTTATACAGGCAGTGATAATAGAACATATAGATTAACATTAACAATCAGCAGTACAAAAGATTTCACTGAAAACTTCTCAGGCGAAACATATGCAAGTGTGCGTAGAATTGCTCCAAGAAGTTATTACGCACAAGACAGAATGGTCAATGCACAAGATTATAATATATACCCTCTCACTCTTGGAAATAACGTTGTTAATAAAGTTAAAGCAGTAAATACTTCTTTCGCTGGCAACTCACGTTTCTATGAGATGGATGATGTTCTAGGACATCACTCTAACTTGAGTATAACAGGCTCAGATGGTAGTGTATTTGTTGAAGACGAGCCAATATCAATTTCACTAAGTTATAATAAAAGTAAAGGAAACAGTGATAATTTTATAAGAAACGAAATATCAAATGCTATAAAACATCCGAGTCTTTTAAATAAATTTCTTCATGCGAACAAAACTAATACTACTGAAGTAGTTCTTGCTCAATCAGGAATAACTTATACAGTCGATACGTTAGATGGAATGAAAATCTCCGCGGCGGCAATGACCGAAACAGTATATGAGGGAGATACTGTCGAATTAGAGACCAATTCTGGAACTACCATTTGGGCAGATGTAAAAACAGTAAGTGGCACAGATTATACATTAAACAAGTTTATTCCAGAAGCAGGAGACAACGGAACTGGTGCAGGTATCAAAACAGTAGTAAGAGGATTTAGAACTAAATTCACAGATGATGAAACACTATTAATTAAAAATAAAGTTGATCCAGATGGACAAACATTTACATTATATCACACATACACTATTCTTTCTGGCGCCACTTTACCAACTTGGAATTGGAGTTTAACAGGAGTAGCAACTGATGTTAATGTTCTGTTTACTTATAATTCTGGAATCAGAGACAACGAAGCAGAATACACTACCACATTTACTGGTAAAAAAGTGGCATTTGAAAGTAGAGAACAAGTTAAGTTTTTCTATGGTAACACTACTGATGTAATTGACAACGAAACGAATTTATCCAAACGAGATACAATATTTTTCAATCACTTATCGACATCTTCTTCTGCTGGTAGTACTCAATCATATAATGACCCTATTACTGTGGGACAAGCACCTATATCAACAGTAGTAACTGATGGTGGAACAGGCGCAACGTTTGATGCAATTTACAAATATACTGGTGCACCAGCCACTTATACATTTACTGAAGATAATATAACTGTTGGAACAACGTATACGCATTATCTAGTATCACCAGCAGGCAACGAATGGTATCTAGATGCAGATGCCTCTCCTTCCACATTTTCCATTACAAGCCCGTCCGCTGATTCTAAAATAGGGGTTACACCCGAGTGGACTATTGGAATGTCAGTAACTGATTTATCAAATTACAAAGTAATAGACACAACTGTACAAGATGATGTTCCTGTAAGTCTCGGCACACCAGAAATTAACATCTGTGGTGCAGTTGGTTTTTTAGAGGGGTATGATACTGGTAACGCTACAACTCAAGCACACACAACCAGGTCTAAAGATTACCTGATAAATAAAGGCTTTAAAGGAGAAGTATCATTATCTTATTTTAATACAGCCTCTACCACTAGTAATTTTGTTTGGCGCGATGAATCTGATAATTTTGAAAGTAATGATTATCTTACTGAATACGCATCTACTTCAGATGAATATACCTTTACTCTATCTTTCGCAGACTCGGGCATTATTAATTATGAAGACACTGATATCTTCTTCAAGCAATTGGCTTATGGAGAAATTTCTGTAGTAAGTACAACTACCCTTACTACTAGTAACATATTACTCCGAGATGAAAATGGAATTTATATTGATAGTGAACACGTAACAGTTACTAACACTTCAGGCAACAATTATACAATTTATTTTTGGACACATTCTGTAAGTGTCGGAGACCTTATTGATGTATATATTGGAACAGATACAACACTGACAGACCTTGCAACCTACTCAGTAAGAGTTCAAGCAACTTTTGATATTTCTAGTAGTAGTTTGGTCGCAAATACAATATATAAATCATTAGCATCATATGTTTATGACGACTATCTAACACCAACAGGATACATAGATAACACGAAAGTTAAACTATTGACTTCAGATACAAACGATAATCCATTTGCTGTGCTTGATTCTATTCCAACTGGTGATAGTATTGTACTGGAACAATATTCTGTCGGCTCTGTAGATTATGAAAGAGCATCAAAATATGCTGTTTCATCTTCTCTGCCAGTTAATGTACCAGATTCTGCTACAATATATTATAATACAACTACGCCTGCTTGGTGGAGACGAGAATTAGGTTCTTGGACTGTGATGACGCCTGGCAATGCGGCGGAGGTAATCTCAGGCATTGCTGATTATAATGACATGACTGGAGATAAATTACAAATTCATTATAATGGCGTACAATACAGAGTACTAGAGGGAACAACTTTTATTGAAGATCCTTTTACGAGTTTTAGATGGGAACATTATGCTGACTTAGATAAGAGAATAGATCCTAGTACAAGCAACATTGTTGATATGTATGTATTGAGTTCAGATTATGTTAGAAAAGTAAACGAGTGGGTAGCAAACAATTTCACAACGACTACTCCAACACCACCTAACAATTATGAGTTATCAAAAATAATGGACACTATAGAGCAAAAGGCAGCCATGGCTGACCATGTTGCTTACATTCCTGTTCAGTTTAAATATCTATTTGGTTCATATGCTGAAACAGAAAACCAAGCAGTGTTTAAAGTCATCAAGAAGTTGGGAGTCGGGTACACTGATAGTGAAATTAAAACAGCAGTATCTATAAAAGTAAACGAGTACTTTGCAATTGATAATTGGGATTTTGGTGATATATTCTATTTCTCAGAATTAGCGGCATATCTTCACAAAGAACTTGGCGATTATATTTCAAGTATAGTTGTTACACCAAAAGTTTCTTTATCTGGCACTACAAACGAATTTACAAACTTATTAAGCATCTCATGTGCTTTAAACGAAATATTTATGGCAGTAACTACATCAAGTGATGTAAAAATAATTACACAATTAGCACAATCTGAATTAGTAGGCGAATAATATGGCAAAGAAGATTTATGACTTTCTTCCAGGACATCTAAAGAACAGCGAGTTAGAAACAGTATTTGAAACGACACTTGACCGCGTGTTTTCTGTTGGCGAAATGGAGAAGACAAAAGCGTTTGTTGGTAGAAGAGAAAAAGGAATATACAACAGTAAAGATTCTTATCTTTCATTTCCAACACAGTCGTATGCGAGAGACAATTACGGATTAGAACCAACATTCACAAACACAAATGCAACTGATAATGTATTCTATGATGACTTACTGAATGCATTATACAACAAAGGCGCACTTACAAACGACCACAGACGATTATTTAAGAGTACGTTAGAAACAATTACTTTACCAATAGACTTAGACAAGTTTGTCAACTACAGTATGTATTACTGGGTATCTCCTCTGTTTGACACTTCAATAACTGGCTCAACAAAAAAACATTACGTTACAATCGACAAAGATGCCACTGCGACAGACTTTTGGAAAACTAATAATTCTTGGTATCATTATGATGATATCAGTGCCTTGGTTACAGATACTAATTTTACTTTAATATCTCAAGCAACAAGACCTATTATCGAATTTGACAAAAATATTGAACTAAGTGTTACAAGTGCGGCAACAACGATAGCATCATCATTTACAGTTCCTACATTTAAGTCATATGATTCTACCAACACATATCTTAGTGATATACAAATATTTCATTATGTAACTGGTAGTGGTTATGCAACTGATACTGAACTAGGATTTGCTCCAAAGTTAAAAGCCGGGGACTATCAAAGTGAATATGTATTTAACATAGATTTGTTGGAAACTTCAACATATAAACTAGGAACAGATTATAAAAAATTATATGTCACATCAGTATTTGATTATAGAAATCTAAGACAAGAATTGGGTGACATGCTAACAGTGTCAGAGATTGAATTACTTCAGCCCTCAAAAAATAATAATACAATTGACTTGTATGTAGATGGTCAAAAACAAATAGGAAATTACACATACAGTAGCACTACAAACAAAATCACAATGAACGAAGCAGTCAGTGGCAACATATACGTTGATTATTGTACTGATACTCCAGTTGTATATGATGGTCAAACTGTATTTCAACGTATTGATCCATCAGTTGAATATAATATAGATAACAAATCATATGTCGATACAGAAATGACATACTCACTTGTTTTTGAACATCTTGTTCGAATCATTGAAACTGTATCAGGTTTGACTGGTAGTCCAATTGCTGTAAACAATTATAGAACATCAGGTACAAATACAGACAAACTAAGATTTGCAAATCAAGGTAGTGTACTTATTCGAAATACTGTTGACATTAAAGAGGCGTACTTTGCACTAACACGAGATGATTACGACCCTATCAAAGCAACAGAATTTCTAACAGGTGCATATAACGGCTACAAAAACAAACTACTAACAACAATTATTTCTATATTAGAATCAAGTGCGAGTACAACTAAAACTGATTTACAAATCTTAGAAGAAGCAATTGGTACAATTTCTCTTGGAAAACATTCAAGTGTAAGTATTTTTAGAGATAGTATTATGTTGAACTTTGGTGAGAATCATTCTCATTATCAAACACTTGATGCTACAGTTATCGGTGGTGCAACAGAACAAGTTATGCCAACATTTAACGATACGATATTAAACGACAAAGATGCAGTTATTATTCTAAACAATGTTATTCAGCGATTAAATGTAGATTACACATTGTCTTCTGGTGCAACAGAGATAAACTTTACATCGACTCTATCAACAAGTGATACATTAACTGTTAGACATTATAGTAATATAAAAGAAACTTATATTCCGCCAAGTGCAACGTCATTATCAATTGCATCAGCATTTGTTCCACAAGTTATCACAGACACAGAATATAGTCCTTCAGTTTCATTTATTCAAGGACATGATGGTTCACTGATTCCTTCATACGAGACAAGAATAGATGATATACTTCTTGCATTCGA